AACAGCAAAAGGTTATTTTGCTAAAGGCAATCAAATCGGGCGTATGAAAAGAAAGGGCTTTACCCTTAACGACCTTAATAAACTTATAGTGGAGTATGAGAAAACCCACGACAATACACTACTCAAGCATTATATTGAGCGGTTATACAAAAATGATAGATTATTAGAGAACTTCATTGAGAAGAATGTGCCTACTAAAACCATTAACGAGCATACCGGCAAGGATGGCGAACCAATCGAATTAATAAAGCGAGTATATACCGAAAAGAATGAAAATACCAATCCCACATAATTATTACTCTTATCCCTGGCAGCAAGAACCAAAGAAACGATATGAACAGGGTATAAGGCGTATTTACAAAGTATGGCACAGGCGAGGCGGAAAAGACCTCAACGATCTGAATGAATTTTTAGTATCCGAAGGTGTAGAAATACCCGGAACTTATTATTACATCTGGCCAACACTAAAACAGGGCAGGGATATATTCTGGGAAGGGAAAGACGAGCAAGGGAATGATATTAGAGATTATTATATACCCAAAGAGATAATTTATGGTAACCCAGATAACCAGGATATGAAATTAACCCTCAGATGTCCTGGTATATCCGCAACATCTACTATACAGGTAATAGGCACAGACCAAAACCATTACCTCAAAATGAGGGGGAGACCATGTCAAGGGGCAGTATTATCTGAGTTTGCCTATCAAGACCATAGGGCTTTAGATGTAGTTAGGCCAATGATTACCAAAACAGGCGGTTGGATAGTCTTTAACACCACTCCTAACGGCAACAACCACGCTAAAATCTTATGGGACACAGTAAGAACACTACCCGATTGGTATTGTGATTTTAAGACGATAGATGATACCTACGACCATAAAGGCAATAGATTGATCACTAAAGAGTCAATCGAAAAAGAACGACAAAGCGGTATGTCTGACGACATGATACAGCAGGAGTATTATTGCAGTTGGGTATTGGGAGTTGAAGGCAGTTATTATGGCAGATTAATCCAGGAAGCAAGAACAGAAGGAAGAATAGGAGCATTAAAACACGACAAGGCACTATCTGTTTATACCGGCTGGGATATCGGAATAGGGGATTATACAGCTATTTGGTTTGCACAGCTATTAGGTAATGAAATACGAATTATAGACTACCACGAGAATACTGGTCAACCAATGGCACAATATATTAGATTAGCTAAAGAAAAAGATTATCTCTACGAAACCCACTTTATGCCTCCCGATATTGAAGCAAGGGAATGGACAAGCGGAATAAGAAGAAAAGAGGCAATGGAACAGCAGGGATTAAAACATATATCAGTCAACGAAATAATCAGTAAGGATTATCAACATGAATTAGTTAGGGCAGCACTACCGAGATGTATATTTGATGAAGAGAAATGTAAATTAGGTATTGAAAGACTAACCAATTACCACAAGCATTATAATAACCTTCTGGAATGCTACACTAATGATCCAGAACATGATATAAACTCTCACGGGGCAGATGCCTTTGCACAGCTGATTATGGGGATTAAATTGTTAGAAATGAATAGCAGTATTAACAGGGGATATAGCGATGCAATTAGTGAAGACTATGTTAAGAAGCATAGCATAAAATATGTGGGATTATAGGGGGGAAAAGATATGTATGAGAAGTTATTAGAGATATTAGAAAAAAAGATTAATCATCTAATAGATAAAGATTTATTAGAAGATTGGTCTGGTATTTTACTTGACCTTATTATCAAAATCAAGACTATCCAAGCAATGGATATTTCGGCGGAATTAATTAGGGAGAGTAGGAATATACTGAAGAAATAGGGGGAAATATGGAAATTATAGTTAAGATACTTAATTATGGGGATTTTGTTAATGAAGTAAAAGTAAAAATACGGCAACTTGATTATGAAGATATTATCACAGATGGGATTAAAGAAGCAATAAATAATGCTTTATACAAAATGACAAGTGTAGTAATAAATGAACAATTTCAAATACTTATAAGAGATGCTGTCAAAGAAATTGTTATCCCTAAAATTAAAGAAAAGCTTAAAGAACAAACGAATGACCGAGTTATAAGCGGTATAGTGGAAAGTATTTTAAAAGATGTAGTTGAACTGGCGAAAGATATTGAAAAAGATAGTGAAAGAATAAGGCAGTATATTAAATCATAAATCATATTCTCGGGGGAGAATGGACGATGAAAATTGGCAAGAAAGAAAAAAGAAGAAAAGCAAAAGACCAAAGGCGATGCCCTCAAGGAGTTTGTATTAAATCGTTATAGCTATTCCAAAAACAACATAGCAGACCGACAAGGTAAATGGCTGGAATACTACGACGATTATAGAGGCACGCAATCCGACACCAAAGAACCCTGGCAATCCAATTATGTAGTAACTTCACTCAAGGAAGCAGTGAGAACAAAAGTTCCTATCTATATGAACATCTTATTCCCTGCTGACCTCTCCAAGTCTTTTGATATTAAACCAGGTGAAGAAACTGATGAGACCAATATACCTAACCTGAAATCAATAATTTCCTATCAGTTAGGCAATGTAGGTAAAGATAAGGGCGGATTATTTGGTATTGGCGAAGGATTCATCAAGCAATTTGAGATATACGGGTATAGTTTAGCTAAAGTTCCCTGGCGGATAGAAAAAGAGGGGAGCAAGACTATCTTTGAGCAACCGGATATTGAAGTATGCGATATATTCAATACCTTTCCTGACCCTTCAACACTTGATGTAAATTCAAGCTGGATAGTGATAAGGAAGCCTGATGTCTATGTATCTCAACTTAAGCAATTAGAAAAGCAAAATATATATCATAGTATTACAGACCTCAAAGATACCTCACAACCAGGCACAGATGAAATCAACACCACCGAAAACAAGATAAGTAATGATCGTGTAGAACTGCTCGAATATCATGGGGATATACCTAAATCATTACTTGAAGGTAAGATAACCGACGAGGCAGAAGTCAACCCCTACGAAGATGATTATGTCAAGGCTATTATTACCATAGCTAACCGTGAAGTCTGTATTAGAAATGAGGAATATCCTTATGACTGCGGTAATATCTTCGTAGAAGCCTCCAAAGACAAAATGCCTAACGAACAGTTTGGAGTAGGCACAGGGGAAGATATACAAAGCTATTCTTATGAGCTTACCAATGCCCACAATAAACTTTCTGATTGTATCAATATTATAGCTAATCCAATGGCTGTAATGAATCAAAACGCAATGGCAGGAGTATCGGGTGGGGTAGTAATATCACATCCCGGCAAGATATTCTTCACTAATCCCAATGTGGATGATGTAGGTAGAGCAATGGCTTGGATTAACACCACTGCCCAAGCTTCTGCACTATCACCCTTAATCACTTTTATTCAGATGTTAGAGGAAAAGATACAGAAGACTACCGAAGCTGTGCCTGTTATATCCTCTATGCCGACTACGAAAGGATTACCCGATACTTTAGGCGCTACCCGTATGATGCAGGGGAACGCAGCCGAACCGATAAAGCATATCGTAAAACATTGTTTAGAACCCTGGTTTGCGAAGGTATTAGAGATATTCTACAAGCACGACCTACAATTCTTTTCTAAAGATATGGCTTATAGAGTGTTAGGGAAAGAAAAAGCTGCACTCTGGGAAGCCGAGAAGAAACGGAAAGAGATAAAGAAGGAAGATATTAAGTTAGCAGGTAACCCTGATTTTATACCTCGTGGAGTGTCTATATTCGAGGAAAAACAGGTAGATTTACAGAACTTGCTTAAACTAACCGAAATAGCTCCCATGTTTATGAAGCCTGCTTATGATCCGATGGGGCAACCTATTATGGGGGGAGACGGTAAGCCTGCTATGCAACCAGTATTTAATTTAGAAGAAATTGCTAAACGAGTGGGGGAAGATATGAATTTTAGCAATTTAGAAAAACTTATACCTGGACTCGCTGAAGCAAAGGAACGGGAAGAAGCTAAAATGGCCACCAAAAAGGCAAGTGAATCCACGCTTGCCAACCCGCAACAAGTGAACGGAGGGAATCCCCCGCCTTCCGTTCAAGCGGGACAACCTAATATACAAGGGGGACAAGTAAATGTTTGAAGATATAAAAATAAATACATTACCATTTTCTAAATATAGTGCATGGCAGTTTAAATATAAAGGTGAAGATTATGGCTGTGAATATGAAACTAAAAATACAATTATTGTAGTAGAAGGTATGTTAAAAACAATGAAAATATTAGTGAATAGAGATAAAAGAAGGGGGACAAAATGTCTAACTACGACAAGGCAATAGAAGAAGCCGACTCATTAAAAGTAACTCTTAACACGCCTGGCTGGAAGATTATAGCTAGCCTAATGAATAACCGAAAGAGTTATCATACCCAATTACTATTAAAAGAAAAAGACCTCAACAACATCCTGTTTAGCCAAGCCTTTATTGAGGCAATAGATAGTATTACATCCGAAATTCATGCACTTATTCAAGTAGGTGCTGAAGCGGAAAAGATAAATAAAAATAAAAGGAGTATTTAAACCATGCCCGACGAAATAACCAATAACCAAGAAGCTGCCCCTGATAATGAAGGACAAGTAGCTGATGGACTGGGTAATACAGAGGAGTATGACAAGCTTTCTACTGAAGACCTAAAAAAGTTAGTCAAGGAAGGGATACCACCCAAACCGAAAGAAGAACCTGCACCTGAACCACCAACCGAACCACAAGAAGAACTACCACCTGATTTAAAAGGGAAAGACGCTTCCGAAATAGCTAAAGCATACCTGAATATTAGAAAACTGCACTCCAAGCAAGATGAGGAATTAGGCAACCTTCGTAAGTTCAAAGAAGAAACTGAAAACCTCAATAATCAGATGAAGTCTTATCAAATTGACGCTACTTCACGAAAGATTATTGACTCTACGGTCAAGAAAATGACCGATAGCGAGAAACAGACCTTCTTCGATAAGCTCTACGAAGACCCTGCAGGGGCGATTATGCCTCTTATTTCTCAAATTATACAGCCGATTGCAGTTATTCAGGCAAGAAACACCAACGAAGCAGAGATACAAAGATTAGTTAAATTACATGAAAAGGATTTAGTTCCTTTTGATGAAAAAGCAGTTAATAAGATCATAGCAAATTACACTACAGCAGACGGCAGGAACGAACTATTCGACCGCTACGGATCGAAAGCATTCGAAGAAGGTTATAAAATCCTTCGAGACCAGAACCTTGACTCTGCACTTGAACGGGAACGTAAAACTATTCAGGAGAAAGCAATTAAAGAAGCAGAAGAATTGGCACGGAAGAAATTATCAACCTACACCGAACCGCAAGGGGTGGCTTCTGTTTCAAGAAGTGGATCTACCGATTATGAAACTATGCCCTTAAATGAACTTGGTAAAGTAATTGGTAAGCCTAACGATTAATTAAATAGTTACCTGTTCTAATAGACAGTGTAATTCACGGGGGAAGAACAAAAAATTAACAAAAGGACGTGAATTATAAATGTCAACTTCTACTACTACTTCAACTTTAACTCAAGCACTTAAAACTTACTACGATAGGTCTTTGTTAGAAAACGCATTTCCTGTTATGGTAGCTGATAAACTGGCAGACCACTCAAGAGATATCCCTCAAAAAGAAGGGAAAGTAGTCAATTTCACCCGATATGTGCCACTTGCCAAAATAACCTCTGCAACCAATGAAGACGCTAACCCCGATTATGTAGAACTGCAAGCCTTTGAGTTCGAGAAAACGGTGGCTAAATATGCTAATGCTATCAGATTAACCGAAGAAATACAGATGTTTAGTTACTGCGAACCACTCGACAATGCAGTTCAGTTATTGGGCGTAAATATGGGTGAATCCATTAATTATCAATACCGTAAGGCAATGGCTTTGGGCTTCTATCCAATGAGGGTAGATAACTCAAGCACTTATGGAAAGACCGGAACTGTAGCAAGTGGGACTACCACCACCGTTAACTCTGACTTGACCGAAGTCAATGACTTCTGGAATGACGGATTGATCATCTTCACTTCAGGCACTAATGCAGGTTATGCAGGGTTAGTGACTGACTTTGTTCAGTCAAGCGGTGTAGTAACCTTTGAGCCGACCTTAAAAGATGCTCCCGCTGCCAATGATACTTTTAGGATCGTAGTAACCACCGGACTTGCTGCAACTAATATTGTTACCGGAACTGCTGTGGAAAGAGCGGTTGCTATTTTAAAACACTATAAAGCACCTAAATATGACGGGAAAAACTATGTAGGGATTATGTCTCCCTTCGTGGTCTATGACTTCATGCAGGATAGCTCGTGGGTAAATGCCCAACATTATGCTTCACCTGAGAATATTCTAAACGGAGAATTGGGTAAGTGGGGTGGTGTAAGGTGGTATGAAGATACCGAAGCCTGGACAGAACTTATCACTGACGGAACTGCTCACAATGACGACAGGGGCTTTGGAATATATTCTGCTGCCGGAACTATCAACCACACTCCTATTTTCGGAAAGCACGCTTATGCCGGAACTCGTATATCAGGAGTCAAAGACAAACTTATCATCAAGATACCCGGCCCACAAGACACCTCTAACTATATCAACGCTTGGAGCATGGTCTCTTGGAGAGCTTATTTTGTGGCTACTGCACTTAATGGGCTTTTTGGAGTCAATATCCTAAGTGGTGCTTCTACGGTAGCTTAACTTATCGCTTATCTTATAAAACACTAATAAGGGGGCGGTGAGTCAAACTGCCGCCTCCGATAAAAAAAGGAGACAATTAAATGTCAACAACGATTGATAAACATATAGGAGAAGGAAAAGGTATAGAAGTATACGCTGCCCTTGCCTATGACTCATCTGATAAATATGGTGGTTATCAGATAAAAGATGTAATGCACAATACCACCTATAAAACTTATTACTATGATACTGCCGCATATATCTATGCAACTGCAAGTGGAGCTTTAAACTTAACTGCTACTACAGTTACTGTAACAGGTAATTTAACCGTTACAGGTTCATTGACTTATGGTGCAACTGCTGTACCTGTGGCAACTGGGTATATGGGCACTGTAACAGTAGGTATAGATGGAACAGGTT